ATGCCGTTCACTTGTGAACAGACAGCTTTTGGATCCTATCAGCACACCAGATGTTAGAGCTGAATGTTGGGCCACTAATCTTAGTGCCTTCAATAACGAGTTCAAATGTCCAGTTACTCAGGACGATCTGACTGAGGAACAACTGTTGGAAAACTTTTTAGAGAAGTACCCCGTGGCTAGAAGAGAGACCATTCGGAGAAGCTTTGTCATGTCTAAAACGGGACATTACTATGTCACATCGTACACAAAAGCTTTCGTCAAACGGGAATGGAACCTCTACAAAGCAACCAACAAGAGAGATCCCCGGTGTATATCGGCAAAGGTCGAGGACTATCTCGCGGCTACTGCTCCGCAGTATTATCACATGATGAAAAAGATATGCAAGGCCAAGTGGTCAAACGTCGATGACATCATAAATAACCGTGAGAAGTTCATATACACCGGGGGACTCACCCCAGATCAGATCGGGGCGATAGTACATCATTATGAGACCGAAGGTTATCATTTCTACGAGGGAGATTATAGTAGATATGATGCCCATAACGAACAGGAAGCATTAGATGCTGAGTTTAAGTGGTACAACTTGAAAGATGAGTTGAAAGTGCTACTGCGACAGCAGCTTGCGACGTCCGGAGGCACCATGAATGGGATCCGGTTCTCCCACAAGGGGAAAGTCGCTTCCGGTGTTATAAACACCTCGTTTGGGAACACTATCAGAGGGTTCATGATGATCGCAGGTTGGTGTACTCTTAATGGCATCGAAGACTATGTCGTCATACAACTTGGGGACGACAATATCTTGATGTTCAAGGAGCCCATACACTTGCAATCTCTAGTGGACTGGTGCACAGCATGTGGCCACAAGCTCGAGATAGTACATCGCCCAGATGTAGACTTCTTAGAATATTGTTCCATGCGGTTTTGGAACACTGGAACAACACGTGTACTCGGTCCAAAGGTTGGACGAGTGATATCGAAGACTTTCATAAGCCACGATCCAAATTTAAAATACGACCAACTCGGTTCGTATGTACAACAGGTGGCTTTAGGTCTTAAGTACTACACGTGGATTCCCGTCCTCGGCAATTTCCTTTGGAAACTTATGGAAAAGAACCTACAGGGCGAGAATAGTAGGAAGTACGATATGCCCAAGAGGGGATACCAGCACAAACTCAACCTTAGGAGGGAAGTTGTGGTAGATAATTCCGCGGTTTCGGCCCAATTCTTCAAAATCTACGGATTTGACCCAACGTATCTAGAGGACGCGTTGAGAGAATGGCAGCCTAAGTTAGGCACGCACATCCATCATCCTTTATTGGATAGTATATGCGTGACTGACGGAGCCAAGGATCCATGTGCAGGGTAAACCCTCTTGTGACCTGAACAAGTCGTTAAACTGTTCCCCTCCTCGGGTAATGGGCGTGGGTCACTGCGTTAAGTCCCGATCACAACGTTTTGTGAGGGTGGTGTTGCCCAGCAACATACTAGCCCCTATTTAGTTAGGGGTTTGGCACCGATTGATTACAGATTGGCATCCCAGAAGACCGATTTGGGAGACAGGATGCTTCGGTGTGAAAGGAGCAGAGATATTCATTTCTATGCCTAATTGTGTGGCTCCTTAAAAATATAGGCTAATAGGTGACGGTCGCACCTCCCCGTTTCAGGCCTGGAAACGGGGTCGGTTAAATAATAGGTCAAGAAAACAAAACAAAACACGACCAAAGCCCAATCAAAGGGCAAAACGACGCAGAAACAACAGAATTCATTGGGAAGACAACTTTTAAAGGCCGGATTAGGTGGCCTCGGTTCCTTTCTTGGTCCTGCCGGTGCAACTGTTGGTTCAAGTCTCGGAGATTGGGGCGCCAATATTCTAGGAATGGGTGACTATGAAGTTAAAAGTAATAGCCTCCTTGAAGGAAACGGCGTCCCGAAAGTTCATGCCACAAAACGCGGTGTTGTAATATCACACCGTGAGTTCCTGGGCGATATTACGGGTAGCACGGGTTTCGTTTCACGAAACTATACTATAAACCCAGGTTCTTCGCAGACCTTTCCTTGGCTGTCTAACATTGCAGCCATGTTTCAATCTTATAAGATTAAGGGTATGATATTTGAGTTCAATTCCACATCTGCTGATGCATTGAATAGCGTTAACACCGCTCTAGGTACAGTCATAATGTCCTCTCAATACAACGTAGCCTTACCAGCTTTCCAAAACAAAGCCGAAATGGAACAATATGAATATACTGTTTCAGGTAGGCCTTCTAGGAAC